AGTCAGTTTTACAAATTATAACTTTGATAACCAAAGTTGTATTCTTCCATTTAATATCGATCCGGCTACGATCAATATGTACGAGACCCAGATTGGTAGCAACAATGTTATAAAGTGGACACGGGTAGATAAGTCCAGCACAACAACAACTGGAAATAATACGCATTTTACTGTTATGAATTCCCCACAAGGGTATATGGTAACAAATAATTTTGCTTCATCAAGAGAAGTCACTACAAATAGTAATATTTTAATACAGGCAATTCTTTCAAATGGAAGCGTAGCAAATAGTGCAAGCATCACTTCAAGAAGTGATGTAACTTTTGGAACATTTGCTCTTCCCAGCGGTGGTTATGATCAAATTTCAGTAGCAGAAGCAAGAGCAAAATTATTATTTAAAGCAACCGGACAAGAACGTTGTGTTACTTTAAATGATTACAAAAATGCAATAATGAGTTCTGGGATATCGGGAACAAGCACCGAATCATTGATAACGGTATCAAATGGATCATATCCGGGAGAAGTTAAAGTTTATGTTTCTGGTCTTTCTTCAACTGATATCTCCAGTTTGCTTACATATCTTTCAGATTTAACACCAGCCGGTATAACAGTTATTTACCAACAATGATAATCTTTTTTAGTACACAACCAGCTTCAGTAGATGGAAAAATAAATGCTCTAATTTCAAGAGCCAAGACATTATATAATTCTGATTATTATGACATTGAAAATCAAAAATGGCTTGCAGATAAACTTACAATCGAATCTTTATTTCCATCTTGGATTGTAAAAGCAGCCGAAGAAAGCTCTGATGTACTTGTTACAAAAATTATTAAAAACTATATGCGGTGGCTGCTTTCTTTGGAATATGGTTATGGTGCTCAGTTAGATTGGGAAAAATTAAGAACCATACCCTTAGCCAACGAAATTTTTTTAGAAGCTTATCTTGATTTTTATTTTCCCGGAGCAGATTTTAGTCAAGAAAATTTTGTATCTCTGATCCCAAATGTTAAGAAATTTTCAATTAATGCCGATGCAAATTACTTTAATGTAAAGGGAACTCCCGGAGCTATAAAGTATTTGATTTGCAATTTGTTGGGAATACCTTGGGATTCTGTTTTAGTAAGCACCTCTACGGCTGCAGTTATGAATATAAAAATAAATTCGTCTTACTATGATACATTAATGTTATATAAAACTTTTTTAGAAACATATGCTGTTCCTGCCGGAATTTCTGTAATTTACACCACACTATAATACATTTGACCTATGTTTAAAAAAATGATGATGTTTGCTGCATCTTTGGCATCACGCGGAATAAACAATACAAAAACTGATATACCCACAAAACAATTAAGAGCTTTGTCTTGTTTTGGTTATGAAGATATTAAACCATGTCCGTTTTTAAGAAATAGCTCTACTCCGGGAAATCATTACTGTGGTAAATGTGGTTGCGGAGATAAAAAACATACTTGGCTCATAAAAAACTCTGATGATTATTCAAAACTTGACTATCCGACTTTAAGTTGTCCAGTAAAGATGCCCGGATTTTCAAATTATGACCCAAATGCATACACGATAGAAACCCGGTTTAGAAAAGAACAGATAGAAAACTTTGATCCGGAAAAATTACAATTTATAATTGTCACAATAGGCGGAAACGAACAAAAAGAAAAATTTGTGAATGATTTAAACAAAATAATAGATAATTCATAAATATTTCTAAGATGGCCATAACCACCCGACAAGAATTCATAGATTACACCCTTCGCACCTTGGGGGCACCAGTAGTCCAAGTAAACGTAGATCCACAACAAATAGAGGATCGTTTGGACGAGGCTTTAATTTACATGCAGGAAAGGCACTTTGATTTTAATCAAAGAGCAATATACGTTTATCAAGTTCAATCACAAGATGTAAATAGAAAATATTTTGATACTACTCAATTTGGTCCAGCATTGGGTGCCCAAATAAGAACTGCACCAGATGGTACCACCGGATATTGGCCAAATGCCACAGACATCTTAACTATTTCTAAAGTTTATGCACCAAGCTATAAAGTTGGTGACTATATGTTTGATCTCAGATATCAGATGACTTTATTTGATTTCTTTGGTCTTTACTTTAATCAATCAGGATATTCCAATGGACCTATGGCTGCTTACATGGAAGGTATGTCATATCTTAAGTTGGTAAATGATATTTTTAACTATCCTCTTTCTTACACATACACAAAGACTACAGATCGTTTGTTTTTAGATACGGATCACACTAAGCTAGACACATCTCGTTATTTGATGGTAGAAGCATATGTAAAAATAAGCGAAGATGAATATCCAAAAATTTGGCAAGATAGAATATTTAAAAAATACTTTGCTGCAGTATTAAAGAAACAATGGGCGCAAAATTTAATGAAGTTTACCGGAGTTCCTCTTCCCGGTGGAGCCTCATTAAACGCTCCCGCAATAATGCAAGAAGCAGCAAGAGAAATAGCTGAGATTGAATCGCAACTGATGAAGAACTATGAGTTGCCAGTAGACCCAATGATAGGATAACAATGGCGACAAATCCATATATTAACTTATCATCTTTCCAAGCAGAACAAAAATTGCTTGAAGATGTTACTGTTGAAATTATCCAAACAGTTGGTCAAGACTGCATTTATGTTCCTAGAAACTATTTTAACATAGACCGTCTTTTTGGTGAAGATCCAGCAACATCGTTTGACCAAACTTATACAATTGAAATGTATATAATGTCCTATAAAGGATTTGAAGGTACGGATGTAATAACACAGTTTGGAATCGAAATTAAAGATAAAATAAATCTGTTAATGGCCAGAAAACGGTTCAAAGAACAAGTTACCGATATTAATCCTAGCATTACCAGACCGAGAGAAGGCGATTTAATTTACTTTCCTCTTTCAAAATCTCTTTTTGAAATAAACTTTGTAGAGCATGAAAATCCTCTATATCCTCTAGGCAAACTTTATTCATACCAGATAACTGCAGAACTCTTTACGTACAGTTACGAGAAGATCAATACCTTCAATCCAGATATTAATAAACCTTATACAAGTACGGGAGTCGTTGCTGGAGTTACATTTGATCCACTAAACAATAATCTTGGCACTACAGCTGGTATTAACAAGATACTTGATGATGAGGCTTTCTTATATGACTTTGATGCAAACGACCCAGCAGACGACTGCGCAGGAGGAAACTAATGTTTGGATATTATTACAATAAAAGCTTGCGGAGATTAATTGTTGGATTTGGTACTCTTTTTAGCAACATATATGTTTCTCATGACAATGAGAGCGAACCCAATACAACATTGCGTGTTCCTGTAACATATTCATCGCAAGAAAAATTCATACAAAGATTATTGAATCCTTCTTCTATTACCGAAGGAACTAGAATTGAAAATCAATTGCCTAGAATTAGTTTTATAATGAATTCTATTTCTCCAGATCCTTCAAGAAGAAGGACAAGATTTGCAAGCAAGCTTGATCTGTCTTCAAATCAAGGGGTATGTCAAAATACAGGACAGCAGATTGCTAATGAAATACCTGTAAATATAAGTTTTAATCTTTTTGCTTATACAAGACACGTTGATGATATGATGCAAATAGTTGAGCAGATAATGCCTTATTTTGTTCCAGATCACATCATATCAATGCAGTTGAATGAAGGAGGTCAGCAAGTAAATGTTCCTATTATTATGACATCAAACAATCTTACTGACAGATACGAGGGAGATTTAAATAGTAGAAGAATTCATATATCTACTTTTAATTTTATAGCCAAATCGTATATTTATGGAGCTGTTGCAGGAGCTACCACAATTGATAGTAGCCCAAATAATATTATTGATTTTGATTAACACATGAATGTAAATAAAAATTTAGCCAAGTTGTTCTCTGTGCCATTAAATGAAGCACCGGAGCCAAAACAAAATTTGCACGGTGGAACATTTGATTCCGCAAATTTTCAAAAAGATTATGAATTGGTACAATCAAATATAAAAGATTTGATTGGTACAGGAAACGTTGCTTTGGAGAGTGCCCTTAAAGTTGCAACTCAATCTGATAGTCCAAGAGCTTTTGAAGTTGTTGCAATATTATTAAAAACCATGGCAGAACTAAACAACAATGTTTTGGACGTACACAAAAAAGCTAAAGATACAACTGGCTCAAAAGTGGAAGTAAAACAAACAAATAATTCTTTATTTGTTGGGTCTACAAAAGATTTACAAAACTTTTTAAATAAAGAAAGAAGCACCAACAAAGATGTTGTGGAAGCGGAAGTGATAAATGATGAACAAAAACACCAACCAAGGCTACCGGAATAACCCCAATCTAAAGTTACCGGGAATAGAGTTACAGTATACAAAAGAACAGTTAGAAGAATACATTAAGTGTGCAAACAATCCAGTTTACTTTTGTGAAAAATACGTAAAAGTAAAAACACTTGATAAAGGAGTTGTGTCTTTTAATCTGTATCCATATCAGCAAAAATTTGTAAACGCAATCCATCAGAATAGATTTACAATCTCAAAATGGCCCCGTCAGTGCGGTAAATCCACATGTGTAACTAGCTACATTTGCCATTACATAACTTTTAACCAAAGTGTTAACGTAGCAATTTTGGCAAACCGATTAAAGACCGCAAAAGAAGAACTTTTTTCCAAACTTCAACTTGCATACGAAAACTTACCACATTTTCTTCAGCAAGGAGTAGTAGAATGGAATAAGACGAGCTTTAAGTTAGAAAACGGCTCAAGAGTCATGTGTGATGCTACATCCTCTACAGCGATCCGTGGTGGCTCTTATAACCTATTGCTGCTTGACGAGTACGCCTTCTTACCAAGCCATGTAGCTGAAGAATTCTATACAGCGACATATCCAACCATTTCAGCTGGTACTACAACAAAACTTGTAATTGTTTCTACACCCAATGGAATGAACCATTTTCATAAACTTTGGGTCGATGCTAATCGGCAAGAAGGACATAAGTTAAAAAATAAATTTATTCCGGTTGACGTTAGTTGGAGAGATACACCGATAAGTCCGGGAAATCCAAAATTAAGAGATGATGCATGGGCAGACGAACAAATAGCCAACACCAGTCCGGATCAGTTTGAACAAGAATATGGTTGCAGCTTTTTAGGTTCATCAAATACTTTAATATCTTCATCAAAATTAAATGTTTTGGCTCCAGAACAACCTTTGGAAGAAGATTCAGAAGGTCTTAGAGTATTCAATCAACCAGAAAAAGATAAAATTTACTTTTTGCAAGCTGATGTTTGTAGAGGTCAAGGATCGGACTATTCTGCCTTTACAGTAATAGACGGCACAACTGCGCCATATAAAATAGTTGCATCGTATAGAAATAATGTTATAAGTCCGTTTAACTTTCCGAATGTTATTAAAAAAGTAGGAGAAAAATATAACAATGCTTATGTTTTAGTTGAAACAAATGATATAGGTGGTCAAGTTTCTTCTATACTTTACAATGACTTAGAATATGAAAATGTGCTGATGACACGCATAATGGGCAGAAAAGG